GGGAGGCAATATGACAACTAATGAAAAGAAAGTAACGAATCGAAACTCGCGTGAATCCGAAGCTCACGATAATAATCTTCGTAGTAAACCATGGAGGCCGGTACGGAACCTAGAAGCGCCCCCTGCACCACCGGGTATGACATACAGGTGGATCAGGACCGCTATGTTGGGGCAAGAAGATCGATCTAATGTTTCAAGACGAATCCGTGAAGGATGGGAGCTTGTTAGATTGGAAGAACTTCCTGCCGAATGGCAGCACATGTCAACAACAGAAGTAGGTAAAGAAACTGGCATTATTAACAATGAAGGTTTAGTTTTGGGCAAAATGCCCACTGAGATGGTGGATCAACGTAACGAATACTATCAACAAAAAAACTTGGATCAGGTGGAAGCTTTGGACAACACGGTTTTCAACGACTCAAGAAAAGATGGGCGATACGTGAAATACAATCCTCAGAGGGATACCAAAGTGACCTTCGGTAAACAATGATAGGAGTGTATCATGGCTAATAAAGATGCCGCTTTTGGCATGAAACCAGTCAAAATGATTGGTGGAGCGCCATACACTGGTGGATCGAGTCGATATCGTATAGCCGCGAACTACGGAACAAGCATATTTCAAGGCGATATGGTAGCTCAAGTCACTGGTGGAACCGTTGAGGTTCACGCAGATGGTGGGACTGTTCCCATTGTAGGCGTATTTAATGGGTGTCAATACACGGACCCTACAACTGGCGAACAAGTGTTCAGCAACTACTATCCCGCATCTACAAATGCGTCGGACATTATAGCTTTTATAATCGACGACCCATCAGTAGTGTTTGAGGTACAGTGCAACGCAGCGTTCCCTATTGCAGACCTGTTTGGCAATTTCGACATTGTATATACATCATCTGGAAGCACCGTAACTGGTATTTCAGGTGCAGAACTTAACGTCGCTGACGGTGGAACTGGAACGACTTTGTCTGTAAAGGCAATCGACATTTCAGAAGATCCTGACAACGACGATGTTTCATCGGACGCAACAAATGTATATGTTGTAATCCAAAACCATATATTCGGCGTGAAAGGCGCTGGGTTAGCTTAGGAGGTTAATTAGATGGCTATTTCAAGAGCGCAATTAGCTAAAGAGTTAGAACCCGGCTTGAATTCACTCTTTGGGATGTCTTACGACAACTACGGCGGACAAGAATATGCAGATATTTTTTCCGTTGAGGATTCTCAAAGGGCGTTTGAAGAAGAAGTTTTAATTACTGGCTTCGGTAGCGCACCGACAAAAACAGAGGGAGCAGGGGTTGCTTTCGATAATGCAAACGAAGGTTTTACAGCAAGGTATACGCACGACACTGTCGCGCTTGCTTTTGCTTTAACTGAGGAAGCAATCGAAGATAATCTTTATGATTCTCTTGGTAAAAGGTATGTAAAAGCACTTGCACAATCTATGGCTCACACCAAAGAAGTCAAAGGCGCAGACGTACTCAATAACGCATTCAGCTCATCCTTTACAGGTGGCGATGGCGTTTCTCTGATCAACACAGCTCACCCACTTGCGGGTGGTGGAACTGCTGCGAACAGAGCAACAACCATGGCAGACTTGAACGAGACTAGTCTCGAAGATGCTCTGATTGATATTTCTACTTTTACTGATGACAGGGGTCTAACGATCTCAGTACAGGCTACAAAGCTTGTGGTTCCACCACAGCTAGTGTTTGTTGCTGATAGGATCCTCAACTCACCGGGCAGAGTAGGAACAGCTGACAACGACCTAAACTCAATTAGGAACACTGGAGTTATTCCGGGCGGTTACACTGTTAACCATTACCTGAATGACCCTGATGCTTTCTTCTTGATGACTACGGTTACTGAGTCAGGTGAAGGCCTTAAGATGTTCCAAAGAACAGCTATGGAAACTAGCATGGAGCCAGACTTTACGACTGGTAACATTCGATACAAGGCTAGAGAGCGTTACAGCTTCGGTTTCTCTGATTGGAGAGGAATCTACGGCTCGCAAGGTGCTTAATTGAACCAACAGTAGGGTTTATTACTCAACTACTGAGAAAGAGGGCTTCGGCCCTCTTTTTTTATGCCTAGATACATATGTACAAAAACTTGCACACGGACACGGAATTGAGTATATTAACAATATAAATACGCAAAACCGGAGACAAAAATGGAATTGAAACTAGATTGGTCAGCAGAAACGGTCCACACAGACGGTCGTTTTATCAGCACTGCCAAGCCTAACTCAGACTTCTGGCAGGTATGGCGGGAGCGTAAAGCAGCAGTCAAAGCTGCTGGTTATTCTGTGCGCAAAGTCGATGATCAGTGGATGGTTACTCGCCTCAGAGACAACGATCAGGCAATTGCTGATTCACAGGCTGTTGATGCAGACATTGAGATTCCGGTTCCGGCTGGACTGTCTTACCTCCCGTATCAAAAAGCTGGCATCGCTTATGCGACACAGCGTCAATCAACGCTGATCGGTGATGAAATGGGTCTAGGTAAAACCATACAGGCTATTGGCGTGATCAACGCTACTGCTCCTAAAACTGTTTTGGTTGTATGCCCAGCATCTCTCAAGATCAACTGGAAAAACGAAATGACCAAATGGCTGGTTTCTGAGCGTGACATACAGATCGTTAACGGTGGTGGCGAGCAGATCCCTGAGACGCCTGACGTGGTTATCATCAACTACGACGTGCTAACTAAGCACCAAGATGCAATCAACGCACGCACTTGGGACCTTGTTATTATGGATGAGGCTCACTATATCAAGAACCCAAAAGCAAAACGCACTGGCGTCGCTGTAGGCATCAAAGCAAACCGTAAGGTTGTGTTGACCGGGACACCAATTACAAACCGTCCTATCGAGCTACAACCTATTGCTGGTTATCTTGACCCTGTTACTTTTGGTAACTTTTTTAAGTTTGGCCGTAAGTATGCAGGTGCTTATCAAGATCGTTTTGGCTGGCACTTTGACGGCGCGTCTAACCTTGATGAGCTACAAAGATTGTTGCGTCAGTCGTTTATGATTCGTAGAAAAAAAGACGAAGTATTAAAAGAACTGCCTGCAAAGGTGCGTCAGATTATTGTGTTGCCAAGTAAAGATTATACCGATCACATTAAAAAAGAGTTTGAGACCCTTGCTGATGCGGTTACAGAAACGTCTTCACAAGATGTAGATTTTGAGCAAATGTCAGGTGTACGTCACGATACTGCATTGGCTAAGGTGGCTGATGTGGTTGCTCACGTAGCCGATATAGATCATCAAGTAGTCGTTATGGCTCACCACAAAGACGTTGTTGACGGCATCAAAGAAGGTTTAGAGGCAGCTGGCAAAACCGTGGTTACTCTTACAGGCGACTGCACGCAAACTCACAGACAAAACTCTGTTGATACTTTCCAAGCTGGGAATGCTGACGTGTTTATTGGTACTATCGGAGCTGCTGGTGTTGGAATTACCCTAACTTCTGCAAGTCACGTAGTTTTTGCGGAGCTTGATTGGGTTCCCGGTAACGTGTCACAAGCAGAGGATCGTTGCCACAGAATTGGTCAGGACAGCTCAGTGCTGGTCCAGCATTTGGTTGTTGATGGTTCAATTGACGCTAGGTTAGCTGAAGTGCTTGTAAGCAAGCAAAAGGTTCTAGATAAAGCTTTAGACAACGTAATTGAAAATAATGTCAGCATTGAGGAGATAGCAATAGATGTGGAAACTGTGGAAAAAGTATTCTCTGCTAAAAACAAGAAGTCGCCTAAGCCTTTACCTACAAATGTGGTGGCTGCATTGCAGGATTTTATTTCTGTTGTTTCAAGTGCGTGTGATGGGGCGGTTGACGAAGATGGGATTGGCTTTAACGGGACCGACAGTAATTTCGGTAAAAGCCTCGCAGGACAAGACCAATGGTCACCAGCACAACAACATGCAGCAAAAACCATGATTAAGAAATATAAAAGACAAATTGTTGCCGCAGGCAGAGCTGAGGCTTACCAAAAAATTTACGGATAAGTAAGGGCTTCGGCCCTTTTTATTTGTTTTTCGGTTTTTAGTGGTATACTGACAGAGTCTCTATGGCAATCGGATGGGCCGGTTGCTGGTCTAATTAAGGAGGACTGTAGCATGACAACACACTTTACTAGCGGAGTTACCAATGTTTCAGGTGATGGAACACTTGGTAAATTAAAAATGCCCGCACCCCATAAGTACCATGGTTATTTCAATGACTTTGATACTTATCTAGCGTCCGATTGGACAATTACAACAACAGAAGACGGAACAGGATCTGCATCTGAGGCTTTAGCTGACGGTGATGGCGGTCTTTTGTTGGTAACAAATGCCGCTGGCGACAACGACCACGACTTTTTCCAATTGGTAAAAGAAGGTTATAAGTACGAAGCTGGCAAGCAGTTAGCGTTTCATATGAGGTTTAAAACCAATGATGCAACTCAATCTGATATTGTAGCTGGTCTACAACTTACGGATACAACTCCGTTAGATGTAACTGATGGCATCTTCTTTTTGAAGTCAGATGGTGGCACGACTGTCACTTTTGTCGTTGAAAAAGACAGCACGCAATCTACTTTAGATTTGTCTACCGCTTTGGCTGACGATACTTTTATGACTGTAGGATTTGTTTATGATCCTAAAGACCAAAAGTTTCACGTTTTCCAAAACAACGTGTTAGCTGGCACAGTAGTTAGTACAAACGTACCGGACAATGAAGAGTTAGCTCTGTCATTTGGTATACAAAATGGTGCTGCCGCTGCGAAAACTTTGACCGTTGATTACATTGGCGCATACAAAGAACGCACTGCGGTAACTGAACTGTAGGAGGTGAGATATGGCTGATGCTGTAGCTTCACAAACGATTCAGGATGGCGAAAGAACCGCAGTAATGCGGTTCACCAACGTGTCTGATGGCACGGGCGAGTCAGCAGTAAAAAAGGTAGATGTATCTGCCTTAGCTGCAAACTCAGCCGGACAAGCCTGCACTGAGGTTCACATCCAAAGAATTTATTGGATGACTGTTGGTATGAGCGTAAAAATGGAGTTTGATGCCACATCAAGTGTCCTGCTTACACACATTCCGGCAGATGCAACCGGCGACGAATACTACGATAACTTTACTGCGATCCCAAATAATGCTGGATCTGGCAAAACCGGAGACATTGACTTCACAACTGTGGGTCACTCCAGCGGCGACAGTTACATGATTATTTTGGAGATGATTAAGAAGTACGACTAGGGGAAGTTTATGAGTCAAAGGCCGGGAGACATTTCTTCTCAAATGCTAGCGTACGAGTCTGGTACAGGACCAAACCCTTTCCAAAGAATGCCGCAGGTTCCTGACGTGATGCCTATGCAGCCTCCGGGCGGTATAGCTGGTTTATTTCAAAGGTTAAGACGCCCACAATTCCCCCCGATGGGCGGATTCGGTGGATTTGGCGGAGGCAGGTTTGGGCCTCCTCCGTTTGATCCCAGAATGCGTGGCGGGTTTCCCGGTATGGGCGGCGGATTTTTTGGTGGCTTTAGGCCTAGATTAAGGCGTAGACGTAGACCCCCTCCGCAAATGCCAGATTACTCAAAACAATTTTCGACATTAGAAGCCAAGATTGCAGAGCTTCAAAAACAACTCGCAGACAGAAATGTTGCCACTCCAATGCCTGATCCTGTTATGGATGTGCCTGAGCCAAGGGTTGGCACTTTGGGCGGCACTGGTTTTGGAGAGTATCCATTGGGTACTGCTGGCCCACGCAACATCCCACAGATAGATCCGGTTGCTCTGAAAGAATTACAAGATCGCATTGCTGGCGCCATCACTCCAGTGGCACCTCCTGTAAGCGTGCCAAATATAGATTTACCAGAACTAGGAATGGAAGGCAGCGATGTAGGCGCAATGATGGCGTTGCCAAAAAGAGGCGGCATGTTGCCGCGAGGAGATGTTGGCGGTAGAAAAATGATAAAACCGCCATCAATTGAGAGGATCATGCCTCCCAAACAAAAACAAACCCCGATTGAAAACCGGATTGTTCCGCCTTCGGCGCCCCCAACACGTCAAGATTTTATGTCTATAGAGAGGCTTGATGAACCTTTTATACCCCCAAGAATGCAAGAGCCTATGCCTGAGCCAATGCCAATGCCTGCTCAAATGCCGATGCCTGCTTTACCTAAGTTTCCTATGCCACAAATAGATCCTATGGGAAGTGTGGCAGCTCCATTAACAAGAGGTCCGGTCAACGTAGCTATTAATAGACCAGCGGTTGGAATGCGTGGTCCGGGCATGAGAATAATGAGATAATGACACAAAAGAAATTAAACAAAGTAATTAAAGGCCTTAAGAAAGCCAGCAAAACGCACGCACAACAAGCGAAGACATTGGGCGCAATCAAGATGAAAAGCGGCGGCAGCATACCTGATAACGTCAAAAATCCTAAGCTTTATTCAAAAGCTAAATCAAAAGCTAAAGCCAAATTTGATGTATATCCTTCAGCCTATGCCAACGCTTACATGGTTAAAGAATACAAAAAAATGGGCGGCACATACGCGGCCAAGGGCGGGGCAATTAGTAAGAAGAATGGCGGCGAAGTGCTGAAACCAGTGCCAAAAGGCAACAAGGGTTTAGGCAAGCTGCCAACAAAAGTACGCAACAAAATGGGCTACATGGCAAATGGCGGCACTGTAATGGTCCAAGGGCGTGGCTGTGGTGCAATGATGAACAGCAAGCGCAAAAAAACAAGAGTGCCTAGAAGCTAATGGCTAAGCCTAAAGGCGGCTTAACCGCGTGGTTTGGTAAAGGATCCAAGGGCGATTGGGTAGATATTGGCGCTCCAAAAGAAGACGGCAAGTTTCAACCATGTGGAAGATCATCCACAAAAGGATCAAAGCGTAAGTATCCCAAGTGCGTACCTAGGTCTAAAGCAAATCAAATGTCAAAAGGGCAAATCGCTTCAGCTGTAAAGCGCAAACGCTCAAAGAAACAAGGCGTTGGTGGCAAACCTACTAATGTAAAAACTATTGTTGCAAGAAATGGTGGTAAAATAACAAAACAATCAAACATGGGTTTGTTTGGTAGAAATTAAGGAGCAATTATGACATACAAGAAAACTAAAGGTTACCCGGTTAACGAAGGGTCAGGTCCGAGGGGAAGAGGAAAACCAGCAATAAAGGAAGACCCAAGTATGGGCAAAATGCCCAAATCAGTTTCTGATGCGCTGGGAATGACAAAAAAATCATTAAAGCAAGCTGGTAAAATGGCTGCAATTACGATTGGCGGACCTGCGGGTTTGGCAGTGAGAGCCGCGAGCTTAAGAAAAAAAATACCAACCAGCAACCCCAAACCACTAGTCCCTAAAAAGTCCAAAGGTGGAGCCATGATGAAGAAGTCTAAGGGTGGTTCTCTCATGAAAAAATCTAAAGGCGGCGCCATGATGAAAAAGTCTAAAGGCGGAGCCATGATGCGTAAGTCTAAGGGTGGGGCTATGATGAAAAAATCCAAAGGCGGAGCGATGAATAAAAAATCTAAAAGATAGGTCGTGTCTTATCTCATTAGTAACGTCCCGCATTTTAAGTGTTGGGTGAGGCGGGAGTTTACGCACAATCATGAAAAGTATCATGATGAATACATCCACGCTTTAGCAATTGCAGTTAACACCATTCCAGATCGTTCCTTAAGTTTTCAAGTAGTGTTTACAGGTTGCGAAAACGATTGTGAGGATTGGAACGAAGGCAACATACATGGTGGCGCTATGTGGGCGCGTATGCCAATACAAGGGTTGGTTTTTGACATGCCGATGGAGCAGTTTCCTAGGCCAATGGAAGATCATTTGGCGCAACCATGGGACTGCGAATCAAGAAACCATGCGGTCACAGTTATGGACCGAGTAAGCTCCTCACCGTGGATTGCTAAGATTGATGGCAATTTCTACCAAGCCAAATATTTGTTTACGGTTGACTACACCGATTCGGATATAGCAGATGATCCTGCACAACATAAGCAATCTCATGTATTATATATAACTGAAGATTGCGAATGGAAAGGTAATCTGGTGGCATTGCCAAACAACCGAGTCAGGGCTACAAGCCCAGCTCTTTGGGTTACGGGTGATGGCGCACCAGATTTTAAGCCGTCGCAATGGGCGCATAGCGCTGAAGGACATGAAAGTTATTTGGACCCGGCGATAACTTTCAATAATTTATACGAGGATTAAATGGCTTTATCCGGCAGCAAAAATTTTGAACCAGATGTAGCAGAGTACATCGAGGAAGCTTTTGAGCGTTGTGGCTTGGAGCTTCGTACAGGTTATGATTTGCGCACAGCCAAACGAAGCGTTAATTTGATGTTGGCAGAGTGGGCTAACCGGGGTTTAAATCAATGGACCATAAAAGAAGTAGACATAACCATGGTAAAAGATACTTCTACTTACAATATTGATTCTACAAACGGTACAGCACCTATTGACGTGTTGGATGCCTATGTTCGAGAAACAATTAGTAATGAAACCACTGACTTTCCTTTGAATAAAATAAGTCGTGCGGAGTATGCAAACTTAAGCGTTAAAACAACAAGCGGAAAACCAAATCAAGTTTTTGTAAACAAACAAACAACCCCGACAATAACAGTTTGGCCTGTGCCTGATAAAAATAGCACCTACACAGTAAGATTAAATGTTTTGACGAGGATGGATGATGCGGACGGAGCAGTAGACACCGTCGATATGCCGTTTAGATTTTTTCCATGTTTTGTGGCTGGCCTTGCTTATTATATAAGCATGAAAAAAGCGCCAGAAAGAACCGGCATGTTAAAACAAGTTTATGAAGAAGAATTTCAAAGGGCTTTATCGCAAGATGAGCCTAGAACATCTTTTAGAATGGTGCCAGATCTTGGTAGGTATAATTCAGCGTAATGGCATTTGCATCTGGAAAAAAAGCTTACGGCATCTGTGATATCACAGGTTTTCGTTACAAACGACACGAAATGAAAAAAACGTGGAATGGTTTAATTGTGGGTCCAGATCAATGGTCACCCAAACACCCACAATTAGATCCAAAGCCAAAACCGTCTGACCCGCAAGCAATTCGTGATGCTAGACCAGAGACATCGGAATTCAATCAGTCTTTTGTGTTGTATACAAATGTAGACAAAGGTATACTTGGAACTAAACTTGACACTTACGAGCTTACTATAAGTGTCGGCGAGGTAACCATTACGACATCATGAGTTTTACGTTAGAAACATTAAAGACTGCAATACAAGATTACTTAGAGTGTACAGAGACTACTTTTGTTACGAATCTACCCACTTTTATAAAAGAATCTGAACAACGCATTTTTAAGCTTGTCGAGCTGCCTAAACAACGAAAAAACGTAACTGGAGCGGTTTCTGCTAGTAATAGATTTTTAGCGACACCCTCAGACTTTTACGCGCCGTTTAGTGTGGCAATAATATCTGCAAACACCTACCACTACTTGGATTTCAAGCACACATCTTTCATCAAAGAGTTTGCGCCGAATACAACTACAACTGGCAGGCCCAGATATTACTCACTGTTTGACGACACTGCATTTGAGCTTGCTCCAGTGCCTGACGCAAACTACGACGTAGAGATCCACTATCTGCATAAACCGGCGTCCCTAACGTCCGGTGCAGAAAGTGGCACAACACTTCTATCCACAGACTACCCTGACGCTCTCCTTTATGGTTCTCTCGCAGAAGCGGCAGTGTTCTTAAAAGAGCCACCAGATGTCATAGCGACATTTGAGCAACGGTTCAAAGAGGCCATTGCCAGAATGAAGACCATTGCGGAGGGACGTGAAACCAGAGATGAATATCGTTACGACCTCCTGAGAACAGGAGTAAACTAATGCCAAAAATCAAGTCTCTTGAGGGCGCTCATGTGGCGATTGTGGCGCTGGGCAATTCACAAGTAGATTACGCAATAGGCCGAGAAAACGGCGTTGAATGGGACGAAGTTTGGACCGTCAATTCAGCAGCTGCGGTATACAAATCAGATCGTATGTTTATGCTGGACCCAGCAAGTCGGTTTTTTGATACCGATGACGCTGGAGCGCAAACCGATGTACTTAAAAAGTTTTTGCCAGAATGTGACATACCTTGTTACACGTGCGAACTAGATCCAAGAGTGCCAAGCGCGGTTTTGTATCCAATCGAAGAAGTGGTGCAAGAAACTAAGTGCGCTTATTTGAATAATACAATTCCTTTGACGATTGCTTTTGCCTACTGGAACAAGGTTGCGCGAATAGATTTGTTTGGCATAGATTTTAGCTACACCCACAA